GTTACAGAAGATGGCTTACAGTCCGCCAATTGCTCACCATGATAAGATGATAATCTATGAACATCCGATTAAAGGTGACGATGAAATTACCAAAGACCATCTATATTGTATTACCGTGGATGTGTCAGAAGGTCGTAATCTGGACTGTTCAGCATTTTCTGTGTTTGATATTTCATCAACCCCATATAAACAGGTGGCGGTGTATAAGAGTTCTTCAATTTCACCTATATTATTTCCTACGGTGATTCATAATGCCGCTCGGTATTATAATGATGCCTACATTTTGGTTGAAATTAATAACAATCCACAGGTAGCGGACATTATACACCAAGATTTAGAGTATGAGAATCTTTGGAAAGTATTTACAGGAAACAAAAAACCACAGCAGTTGCATAGTGGATTTGGCCGAGGCATACAGATGGGCCTTAAAATGTCTGTGGCGGTCAAAAGAATTGGTTGTTCCAATTTAAAAACATTGATTGAAGGTGATAAGTTGTTGATTCCAGATTTTGATACCATCTCGGAACTGACAACTTTTGTGGCAAGTAAAACATCATTTGCTGCAGAAGATGATAATAATGATGATTTAGTAATGACTTTGGTACTTTTTGCTTGGGTGGCCACTCAAAAATACTTTAAAGACATCGTAAACCATGATATTCGTAAACAGATTCAGTTAGAAAATATGAATCAGTTAGATGAAGAAGTTCTTCCGGCTCCAATTATTGATGACGGACTGGGTGAACGGTATGAAAATATGGACGGAGATTTGTGGGAAGTTGCCGATGGTTCCGAACTATATTCAAAATTTATTAAAGACGCTATGAGAAATCTCTAAATATGGCCTTTCATAAATATTCGTATGGTATCTTAATTGCCAATATAACATCATATTCAAGGAGATAATAAAATGGCATTTCAAATCTCTCCAGGCGTAAATGTATCTGAAGTTGACTTAACCACAGTCGTACCTTCAGTACTAACTACAGCCGGTGCTTTTGCTGGAAATTTCAAATGGGGTCCAGCACAAAAAAGAATTCAAGTAGATAGCGAGATTACTCTTGCAAGTGTATTTGGTACACCAGACAGCAACTCAGCAACATCATTTTTTACTGCTGCTTCTTTCTTAGCTTATGGTAATAACTTAACTGTTGCTCGTGCCGTTGGTTCCGCTGGCCGTAATGCTCGTGCCAATACAAGCGGTACAGCTTTACAGATTCCAAATGAAGATGTATTTCAGGCAGCCTATTTAACTGGCACCGCTGGTTCTGCTGCTGGTCCAATTTTTGCCAGATATTCTGGTGGTTTAGGAAATTCTTTGACTGTTTCTTTGATAGACGCAGGATCAAATTTTTCCACATGGAATATTAATGGAATTGGTATTTCTTCTTATTTTAACGGAGCTCCAGGCACTTCAGCTCAAGCTACAGCGGCTGGCGCAACTAACGATGAATTACATTTTATTGTTATGGACACCGGCGGTTTGTTTACAGGTGTTCGTAACACAGTATTAGAAATTTTTCCATATCTGTCAAAAGGATCAGATGCTATTGATGCTTTAGGCAATTCTAATTATTATAAAAATGTAATTTTTAATAATTCAAAATTCATTTATGCCGTTGATCCTTTGCCAACCGGCCTCGAAGCAAACACATGGGGTAGACCTTTGGCAAATACAACATATTTTGTATTTACCACACCGCCTTTGTTGGGTTTAAGTGGTGGCGCAGATGATGCTCCATCTACAGCAAATACACAAACAGCTTATGGATTATTCCAAAATGCTGATGAAGTTGATATTTCTTTAGTATTAACTGGTGATGCCAACATTGCTACTCAACAATATGTAATTGACAATATTGCTGGTGCTCGTAAAGATTGTTTGGCATTTATTTCGCCTCCTTCTGCTAACGTTATCAATCAAGCTGGTAATGAAACAACCAATATTACAGCATGGAACACAGCTCTTGGTCGTTCTACATCTTATGCTGTTGCTGATTCTGGTTGGAAATATATGTTTGACAAATACAACAACATTTATCGTTGGATACCATTGAACGGTGATATTGCCGGTCTTTGTGTTAACACCGACAATGTTCGTGATCCATGGTTCTCACCTGCCGGTTTCAATCGTGGCAATCTAAAGAACGTTGTGCGTTTAGCATGGAATCCAACCAAAACAAATAGAGATACTCTGTATGCACAAGGCGTAAATCCTGTGGCCACATTCCCAGGAAATGGCACGGTATTGTATGGTGACAAAACATTACAAACTAAACCTTCTGCTTTTGACCGTATTAATGTCCGTAGATTGTTTATTGTGTTAGAAAAAACAATTGCTCAAGCTGCTCAGTATTCATTGTTTGAATTTAATGATGAATTTACCCGTGCTCAGTTTGTAGCATTAGTAACACCGTTCCTTCGTGATATTCAAGGTCGCCGTGGTATCTATGACTTCCGTGTTGTTTGTGATACAACAAATAATACAGGACAAGTTATTGATTCCAACCAGTTTGTTGGTGACATTTATATTAAACCTGCTCGTTCTATCAACTTTATCCAGTTGAACTTTGTTGCAGTAAGAACTGGTGTTGATTTTACTGAAGTCGTTGGTGCAGCTTAATAAATAACCACGATATAGGAGAAAACAAATGGCATTCAACGTAGCAGAATTTAGAGCAAATCTGATTGGTGACGGTGCACGTCCCAATTTATTTCAAGTCACGCTCACTTTTCCAACAATTGCAGAAAATGGCACAGCAGCCGGTCAGAAAACCACATTTATGGCCAAAACTGCTCAGTTGCCTGGTTCAACAATTGGCCAAGTACCATTATTTTATTTTGGCCGAGAACTAAAATTTGCTGGTAATCGACAGTTTGCTGATTGGACATTACAGATTATTAATGACGAAGATTTCACAATTCGTAGAGCTTTAGAATCGTGGATGAACGGCATCAATAGTCACGCAGGCAATGTCCGTACAGGTGCTGCAGCTGGTCCATCTGGTTATACCGTAGATGCATTAGTTACACAGTATGGAAAAACTGGCGACACATTGAAAACTTACAAATTTGTTGGATTGTATCCACTTGATCTGGCCCCCATTGATTTAGATTGGGGTTCTAACGACACTATTGAAGAATACGCAGTAACATTCGCATATCAATGGTGGGAAACAGATACAACAAGTTAATTTATTTTATTTTACGAGAGAGACCAAGGTCTCTCTCATTATGTTTTTTTGAATTGGAATAACACAATATGGCAGCTAATAAATTCTCTCTTTTTGGTTTCACAATTGCACGAAATAAGGTCGAAGATGACCAAACGGTGCAACAATCTTTTACGCCTCCGTCAAACGATGATGGCGCTCTCACAATTACCTCAGCCGCTTATTATGGAACATACGTTGACCTTGACGGCACAGCAAAAAATGATGTAGAACTTATCTCACGTTACCGTGAAATGGCAATGCAACCAGAGATTGAATCCGCTATTGATGATATTGTTGGCGAAGCAATTTGCCAAGATGATGATGGTAAGATTATTCAAATCGTGTTGGACGATTTAAAACAACCAGACAAAATTAAAAATGCCATTAAAACTGAATTTGAAACAGTAATGAAACTTTTGAATTATAAAAATATGGCACAAGATATTTTCCGTAGGTACTATGTTGATGGTCGCCTATTCTACCACATCATAGTGGATCAAACCAAACCTATGGAAGGTGTTAAAGAATTACGATACGTTGATCCACGTAAGTTACGTAAAATACGTGAGATGAAAAAAACAAAAGATGAGCGCACTGGCGTAGAAGTTATGAAGGTAATTAATGAGTATTATCTGTATAACGACAAAGTTAACACTGGTACTTCTTCTAATTTTGGTCCTGTTGGTGTTCGTATTACTACTGATTCTATTATCTCTGTGGTTTCTGGTTTAATGGATTCTCGCCGTGCTGTAGTTCTATCATATCTACACAAAGCAATTAAACCACTCAATCAGTTACGCATGATTGAAGATGCAACTGTTATCTATCGTATCTCACGTGCACCTGAACGCCGTATTTTCTATATTGACGTGGGTAATTTACCTAAGTTAAAGGCAGAACAATACCTTCGTGACATTATGGTAAAATACAAAAATAAACTTGTATACGATGCCAACACAGGTGAAGTCCGTGATGACCGTAAATTTTTATCCATGATGGAAGATTTCTGGTTACCACGCCGTGAAGGTGGAAAAGGTACAGAGATTACTACATTACCTGGTGGTCAAAATCTAGGTGAGTTAGAAGATGTCAAATACTTTGAAAAGAAACTATACAAGGCACTAAACGTTCCTGTATCTCGTTTGAATCCAGAAACATCTGGTTTTTCTCTTGGTCGTACCAATGAGATTACCCGTGACGAATTAAAGTTTGCTAAATTTGTAGACCGTTTACGTAATCGTTTCTCTGATTTATTTGACCAAGCGTTACGGATACAATGTGTATTAAAAGGTATTTGTACAGACCAAGAATGGGAAGATTTTAGAACTAACATTCACTATGATTTCATTAAAGATAATAACTTTACTGAACTCAAAGATGCCGAATTAATGAAAGAAAGATTGGCTCTGTTGGCAACAATCGACCCATATACTGGTCGTTATTTCTCTCAATCATGGATTCAAAGAAATGTTCTACGTCTAAATGATGATGATATTAAAGAGATGCAAATTGAGATGGACGAAGAAAAAGAAGCAGGTCTTGGATTACCAGTTGGTGTGACCAATGATGTGGCGCAAGCACAAATGATGTCACAAGTACCATCACAACCACAACATCCGTTAGACCAAGAGCATGAGGCAGAATTGGCCCAACAAGCGGCCGCCAAGTCAAGTGTTAAAGAAGAAACCAATACATTGGTGAAACTGAAACGAATATTATAAATATTGGAATGGAGATTAAAAAATGACAGATACAACAAGACAAATTATTGATTTTGCACACGATGATAACGGCGTAGAGTTCCGTAATGCTTTGTATTCGGCAATTCACGATAGAGTGGCAGATCATATTGAAGCAAAGAAACAAGAAATTGCACACAGTTTAATTGCTCCACAACAAGAGTTGGACCAAGAACAACAGGAAACAGAAGTTGAAAACACTTAAACAATTAATGTCTGAGGCCAAAGAGAAAAAAGAAACTCAAATGGATCCTCCAGCCGTTCTAATGATGAGAAGAAAATCTGTTAGACAGTTTTCTGATGGTCAACGGGTGGCATTATACTATGTGGATAAATTAGATAAATATGTAACCGTACCATATACAGCAATGAAATGGTCCTCTACAGTACCATTAGAATTTCAATAGGATAAAAAAATGGCAATCGCAAATAGCATACAAACTTTAGTCGATACTAATTCTAGAACCGTTATTAAACGTATTGGTATTATTGATTCTGACGAAAATGAAACAGTCATCATTGAACCATTAAAATTATTTGGTGCATTGAATGCCAATGGCGCTTACTATCAAACAGGCAATACAACTCCTGCTGGTCTAGCCAATTCTGCGTTTACTATTTCAAGAATTCTTGCTTCTGTAGATGCTGAAGTTGGTCATCTACAATTAAAGTGGCAAGGCACAACAACATCACAAACTATTGTTGCAGCTGGTGTAGGTATTTTTGATACTAATCCACAATACCAGTTTCCATCAATTGGAAACAATGCAATTGGTCCTACAGGTAACGTAACAATTAAAACTGTGGGTACAACTGCCAATGCAGCATATACAATAATTATTGAATTGCATAAAAATAACAAATATTATGACAAAGGTCAATTGACCGATCCAGCAGCATTTAACTATGGTCCATACGCTTTAGCACCATAATGAGATCATTAATTGATGCCATTTTTTCTAATGATTTACTCAAAGCCAAAAGAATATTAGATAAAAGGCTCGATGAATTAGCAGATGACGCTTTAACTGATGTTAAAGATGACATGGCTTTAGAAATGTTTGATGTAGATTTAGATGAATTAGAAGAAGGTAATATTATGAAGATGGGCCGAACAAAGATGATTCGTGTCCGTATTCGAAATGGAAAAGTACAAAGACGTAAAAAGTTGTCAGCAGTACAAGGTTATACAACAAGAGGTGGTAAGTTGGTTCGTATGTCACCTGTTGAACGTAGAAACCGTAAAATGGCATCAAGAAGGTCTAAGTTTAAAAGACGAGCCAAATTAAGGCAGTCGTTAAGAAAAAGAAAAATATCTTTAAGACGCAGAAGTGCAATGGGACTATAAATGAAACTCATAAAAGAAATTACAGAAACAGTCAGTTATCTGGTAGAAGAAGCCGATGGCAAAAAATCTTTGCATATCGAGGGTCCTTTTTTAGTTGCGGAAAAGAAAAACCGCAATGGTCGTTTGTATGAATACAACACCATGAAAAAAGAGGTTGCTCGATATACAGAAGAATACATCAATAAGCATCGTGCTTTTGGTGAGCTGGGTCATCCTGAATCACCAAGTATCAATCTAGACCGTGTATCACACATGATTACATCATTAAGAGAAGATGGTAATACATGGATTGGTAGAGCAAAAATTTTAGATACTCCTATGGGTAATATCGCCAGAAGTCTTATTGAAGGTGGCGCTCAATTAGGTGTATCTTCAAGAGGTATGGGTTCGTTAAAGAACGTTAATGGAGTTAATGTCGTTCAACCCGATTTCTATCTAGCCACAGCGGCAGATATTGTAGCAGATCCTTCTGCGCCTGGTGCGTTTGTACAAGGTATCATGGAAGGTAAAGAATGGATGTTAGTCAATGGTGTATGGACAGAACAAGATCATTCTCAGTCGATTCAACAGATTCGTCAGGCTTCACGCCATGAGATTGAAGAAGTAAGTCTGCACATTTTTGAAAACTTCATGAAAAAACTTTAAATATAAATATACATATAAATCAAGGAGATTTTTAAAATGGCAAAATTTAATCTGTCCGAAGCCGCTAAGCAAATTCTAGTTGGTGAAGGCGCCAAAGAAACGTTTGATTCAAACATTTCTTCCAAATCAAGTGGTCAAGACAAGCCACAAAAACTAAACACAGCTGTTGCTTACGGCACAAAAGATGTTGGTGACATCGGAACTAAAGTTACCAAAACTTCTGATGCTGCTCCACAACCAACAAAAGGTACGCCTACAGCAACTCCTCCAGGCGCAACACCTCCTGTGGGTTCCGAACCAATGAAGAAACTCAAAGGTCAACCTGCTGAAGATAGAGCTGCTGAAGAATCTGATGTTCAAGGTGGTGAAGATTCTTACGAAACAATTCGTGACCGTAAACCCGGTATGAAACCAAAACAAACAATGCAAGCCAATCCCGGTGCCACATTCCAATCTTATGGTGAAGAAACTGAATCTGACGAAGAAGTTATCGCTGAAGCAGAACACGAAGATGAGAAGGAAGATAAAGCTCTTATCAAAAAAATGATGAAAAAGGAAAAAATGAAAGAAGATTTAGACGCTCTTTTATCCGGTGAGAACCTTTCTGAAGAATTCGTTCAAAAAGCTTCCACAATTTTTGAAGCTGCCGTTATTGCTCGTGCTGAAGAAGTTATTGCTGAAGCTGAAGTTGCTTTGACAGAACAATTTGAAACCGCAGTAGAAGAAATCAAAGAAGATTTGGCCGCTAAGGTTGATGACTATCTCAACTACATGGTTGAGGAGTGGATGAAAGAAAATGAACTTGCCATTGAAAAAGGCCTCCGTGCTGAAATCGTGGAAGACTTCATTACTGGTCTCAAAGGTTTGTTTGAAGAGCATTATATCGATATTCCTGCCGACAAGGTTGACGTTATTGGTGAATTGACCGACAAGGTTGATGAACTTGAATCTGCTCTTAATGAACAAATTAGCAAAGGTGTCGAGTTAACCAAAGAGTTAAACGAACAGAAAAAAATTGAAGCCATTTACACAGCGTGTGAAGGCTTACCCCAAACTCAAGTAGAAAAATTAAAATCACTCGCAGAGGGTGTGGAATTTACTACTGAGGAAGAATTTGCTTCTAAACTTACAACTTTGAAAGAATCATATTTCAAATCGGATGTTAAAGTTGCAGACAATTCTTCACTAGACGATGAAGTCCAAATTGAGGAAGAAAAGAAGTCAGTTGCTTCGGCCGACCCAATGATGGATCTTTATTCAAAAACCATTTCACAAACTTTGGTTAAGTAATTAACCTATAATACATAAAAAAAGGAACTATAAAATGTATTTAACAGAAGAACTACAAAAAAAGTGGCAACCGGTACTCGAGCATCCTGAGCTCGAATCGATTACCGATCCTTACAAGAAAGCTGTTACAGCTCTTGTTTTGGAGAATCAACAACAAGCTATGAATCAAGATCGTATGGCTTTGAATGAGACCGCCACTGGTGGTTCCACCCCTGCCAACATTACTGGATCTGCTATCAGCAATTTTGATCCAATCTTGATTTCATTAGTACGCCGTGCTTTGCCAAATCTAATCGCTTATGACGTTGCTGGCGTTCAGCCAATGACTGGTCCTACAGGTTTGATTTTTGCAATGCGTGCACGTTACGCAAGTCAAACTGGTACAGAAGCATTCTACAACGAAGCTAATACGGTATTCTCTGGTTCATTCTCCGGAAATAATCCTTATGGTTTCCAAGGAACCCGTGCAGCTGACCTTTCCACAAACTTCCAAGATCCTACTGGCAACGCAACCACATCCGGTATTGCAATGCCTACAGCTAACGCTGAGATTCTTGGTACAGATACAGACTACACCAAGCAATTCCAACAGATGGCCTTCTCTATTGAGAAAGTTACTGTAACGGCACAATCCCGTGCTCTGAAGGCTGAGTATTCTTTAGAACTCGCACAAGACTTGAAAGCAGTTCATGGTCTTGATGCTGAAACAGAATTGTCAAACATTCTGTCTACAGAAATCCTCTCTGAAATTAACCGTGAAGTTATCCGTACAATCTACACCTGTGCTGTTGCTGGTGCTCAGTATGGTACAACTACCGCTGGTTATTTCGACCTTGATACAGACTCTAACGGCCGTTGGTCAGTTGAGCGCTTTAAAGGTTTGATTTTCCAAATTGAGCGTGACGCTAACGTGATTGCCAAGCAAACTCGTAGAGGTAAAGGTAACGTATTGATCGTATCCTCAGACGTAGCATCTGCAATGGCTATGGCTGGTGTTCTTTCATACACTCCTGCTCTACAATCAGATTTGCAAGTAGACGACACAGGTAATACATTTGCTGGTCTGTTACATGGCCGTATCAAAGTATACATCGACCCATATTTTGGTGGTTACACAAGCAACCAAGAATTGGTAACGATTGGTTACAAAGGTTCGAGCCCATATGACGCTGGTTTGTTCTATTGCCCATACGTTCCTCTCCAAATGGTTCGTGCAGTAGACCAGTACACATTCCAACCAAAGATTGGATTCAAGACCCGTTACGGCATGGTTGCTAACCCATTCTCTAATGGTGCTTCTGGTGTATATCCAGATGATGGCAAGTTACAAGCCCGTAGAAACGTGTACTATCGTTTGTTCGGCGTTAAGAACTTGATGTAATCAAAAAGTCCTCGACAAGAAGGACATTTAGAGAGACCACTTCGGTGGTCTCTTTTTTTTGTTACATATATAATAGTAAGAAGTATTTTTTTGTTATTTTTAAAGGAAATTATTATGTTTACTGATCCGTACTATTATAAGTCTTATAGTGAATGGTTGGCTAGTCCAGATATTTTTGAAAGAGAAAGTTCTTCAGGATTTATTAAAATATTAAACTCTCTTGACCGTGACATTGTGGCAGCAGAAGTAGGTGTTGCTTTTGGTACCAATATGTTTCATATGATGGAGAAAGTGCCTAGGATTACCAAGTATTATGCTGTAGACCAATGGGACGAATACAAAGATTATGCTGATGATTGTCCATGGGGCCACATGGATGGCAAAATGATGCAAAGTGTTGGTGAAACTTTTTTGGACAAATTGAATAGTCCCGATAATAAAAATACCAATAAAGTGGTTTTAATTAAAAAACCTTCAGAAACGGGTCATCATTTTATTGAGAATGATTCTTTAGATTGGATCTTTATTGATGCAAATCATTCACACAAATCCGTTTATCAAGATTGTATGAACTATTGGCCTAAAGTAAAAAAAGGTGGTATTTTCTCAGGTCACGATTGGTTCACAGATGACCGTGGTGTAAACACCGTAAGAAACGGAATATACCAATTTTGTGATGAAATGGGTATCGATAAAAATTCAATTATTTCCATGAGAGATGATCCAGACCATCATAAAAATGAAGGTTGTTGGATGATTTGGAAATAAAATAGACCGCCTTAGGGCGGTTTTTTTATCACCTAAATAAACGTATGACAGCACTCACAAGAATCCCTCAGAATACAAATTATCTTCAAGCGTCAAAGTATATTCTTACATTTGACAGGATTGGATCGGTTCAATATTTCTGCCAATCAGTAAATCTACCTGGAGTTAATCTAGGACAGGCACCATTGTTTACTCCAATGTTGGACATATTTGCTCCTGGTAATAAGATAATGTATAACCAGTTAAACGTTGATTTTGCCGTAGATGAGAAGTTAGAAACATGGCAGAATATATACTCTTGGATGCGGTCCATCGCCTCTCCAGAGAGCTTTGAGGAAAGAAAAAGGTTGGCAGCACTACAAAACCAATATAAACAAACACCTGAAAGTTCATATTCAGATGCCACTTTAACTGTATTAAATAACTTAAACAATCCAACCATACGGGTTCAGTTTATTAATGCATTTCCAGTCATGCTGGCAGACATTGTTTTTGATACTAAAATGTCGGCTGATGATATCATGTATTCCACAGTAACATTCCAATACGATTACTACAATTTTATACCAGTTTAAGCTTGACAAAATAACATATTTGTGTTATTATAAAACTTTAAAATAACTTTTTTATTATATTATGGAAACATTAGAGCAAGTACTTAAACATTGGGAAAAAGATGTAGAGATTGACCAGACGGAACCTGGCAAAGAACTTCTCCGTATTCCGGTATTACACAACAAATATCTTTCCATTCTCACCAAACACAAGATTGCGGCCAAAAAGGCACACTTTGATTACCTGCGTATGCGTAAGGTAAAGATTGAGTATTATTCTGGCAGAATGAGCCAAGAAGAATTAGAAGAACATGGCTGGCAACCTTTTTCATTTGTATTGAAATCGGACATTAGTGCTTATCTGGAAGGCGACTCCGATTTAATTAAAATGTTAGAGAAGAAAGTATACCATGAAGAATGTGTATCGGTTATTGAATCTATTATGAATGAATTGAAGCAAAGAACTTGGCAGTTGAGAGATTTTATCTCTTGGGAAAAATTTATTGGAGGCCAATAATGGCACACATTTATGTATGAATGATATAATAATCTCCAAAGTAAATGAAGTCTATGCAAAAATAGAATGTGAAAAACACGTAGCCAAAGAGTTATCGGAGTTTTTTACATTTTTTGTTCCAGGTTATCAGTTTGTTCCAGCATATCGAAATCGTATATGGGACGGCAAGATACGCCTGTTTGATTTACGCAACAATACCATTTACACTGGATTATTAAACTACATTGAAGAATTCTGTAAAGAAAGAAACTACAGTTATGAAATTCAAAACAATTTGGATTTTGAAGATGAGTTTTCTTTATATCATGCCAAGAAGTTTGCTGAAGAATTAAAGATACATTCTCGTGGTGATCCTATTGAAGTACGAGAACACCAATTAGATGCCTTTATTCATGCCATGCAGAAACGCCGAGCGTTATTAGTTTCTCCAACGGCATCTGGCAAATCTCTTATCATCTATCTAATCTTCCAACAGTTACACAAATATCAAAACCTTAAAGGCCTTGTTATTGTTCCAACCACTTCTTTGGTTGAACAGTTATACTCCGACTTTGGTGATTATAATGATGGTGAGATGACCAATGTTCACCGTATTTACCAAGGTAAAGAAAAAGATTCAGATAAAGATTTAATAATCTCTACTTGGCAATCTCTTTACAAGATGCCAAAAGAATACTTTCACCAATTTGATTATATTATAGGTGATGAAGCACATTTATTCAAGGCACAATCACTCACCACCATTCTTACATCTTGTATCAATGCCAAATACCGTATTGGTCTTACTGGTACTTTAGATGGAACCAAAACACACAAACTGGTATTAGAAGGTTTATTTGGTTCTGTAGAAAAGGTAATCTCAACAAAAGAACTTATTGATAAGCAGCAACTTTCAAATTTTGAAATTAAATGTTTAGTTTTAAAACATACCGATGAAGAATGTTTGAAGTTAAAAGATAAAACATACCAAGAAGAAATTGAGTATCTCATTACACATGAAACAAGAAATAAATTCATTAAGAATCTTGCAGTTAGCTTAGGTAAAAATACTCTTATACTCTTTCAAATGGTTGACAAACATGGCCGTGTCCTGTATGATATGATAAAGGACACCAAGAATATTGGCAATAGAAAAATATTCTTTGTTTATGGCGGTACAGAAACTACTGACCGTGAAGAAATACGAAAAATTATGGAGATAGAAAACGATGCTATTATTGTGGCTTCTTTTGGGACTTTTAGCACTGGTATTAATATTAGGAATTTGCATAACATTATATTTGCGATGCCAACAAAATCGAGTATTCGAACTTTGCAAAGTATTGGACGAAGTTTACGACAAAGTGATGGCAAAGAAATAGCCACATTATACGACATAGCAGATGACCTCAGATATAAAAAACATATGAATTATACATTAAAACATTTCGTGGAAAGAACAAAGATATATAATAATGAGAAGTTCCCATTCAAAATCTATAAGATAGGCCTTAAAAATGGATAATATAAAAATTATTAAATTACAGAATGGTGAAGATATCGTTGGTACGGTAACAGCCAACGGTGTTCAATATTATGACGTTGAAGAACCTATGTCATTTGAAATTGATTATCGTGGAAATCATTCTGGTTTGGTCATGCGTCATTGGTTGCCTGTACAACTATTAAAGAAAAATCAAATACAATTAAAAATACAAGATGTTCTCTGTATTTTGGAACCTGATGAAGAATTCTCTGAGTATTATCTCCATACTGTAGAAAAGATTCAACGTTTGTTGAAAGCAAAGGATTCAATTGACGAAATGAATGATGAAGAAATACAAGAGATAGTAAATGAATTAACTACTATAAAACAAGGTAATGATACAATACATTAATACTTTCAACCAAGGACATACTCGACTTTACACTCTTGTCAAGCGAATGTCAATAACATTATGTGGTAAACATGGCGACTAAACAAAAACATTATATAAACAATGCCGACTTTTTACAGGCTCTTATCGATTACAAAGCTAAGACTATGGAGGCTAAGAAAAATAAAACTGCACCTCCGGCTATTCCAAACTATATTGGTGAGTGCTTTATGAAGATTGCCGAAGGACTATCACATAAACCTAATTTTATAAACTATACCTATCGTGATGAAATGATGTCTGATGGTATTGAAAACTGTTTAATGTATTTTGATAACTTTGATCCTAGTAAGTCCAAGAATCCATTTGCTTACTTTACACAAATCATCTACTATGCCTTTTTACGAAGAATACAAAAAGAAAAGAAACAGTTGTACGTTAAGTATAAAGCCACGGAACAAATGGGTATATTAGATGAAATGGAATTAATGGAGTTTGAAGATGGTACTTCAAGGCAGTTCGAACTGTATGATAACATTGCCGAGTTTATTGAGAACTATGAAGAAGCCAGAGAAAAGAAAAAAGAAGTAAAGAAGCCTAAGGGTATTGAAAAGTTTTTAGGAGAATGATATAATGTATAAAGTTAGTTATACCTTGAGTGGAGGAAGCTTAAGAGATAAATTGTTTGAAACACTACATGAAGCAACTGTGTTTGCCAACCAACAACCACTTGAATCTGTATTAGAAATTAAATATTATAATGACGTTGACAATAGAAAACCAAACCGCAACTAAAGTTGCCATTATTACAGACCAACATTTTGGTGCTCGTAATGATTCATCACATTTCTTAGAATATTATGAAAGATTTTATCGAGATACTTTTTTTCCAATTCTTGATAAAAATGGCATTGATACTGTTCTTATTTTAGGTGATACATTTGACCGTAGAAAGTATATAAACTTTTTCACATTAAAGCGTGCAAGAGAAATGTTCTTTGACAAGTTATATGCCAAAGGCATTAAAGTTCATATGTTGGCTGGAAATCACGACACCTATTTTAAAAATACCAATAATGTAAACTCAGTACATTTATTACTACAAGAATATAACAATATTAATGTTATTGATTCACCTACAAACATTGAAGTATACAACACAAAGATTTGTATGGTTCCATGGATTTGTGCCGATAACTATGATGAAAGTCTAAAGGTTATTGAAAGCACAGATGCATCGCTTTGTATGGGGCATTTAGAAATTTCTGGGTTTTCAATGAATCGTGGTATACCAAATTATGAAGGATACGACCGTGATTTATTTAAACGTTTTGATATGGTGTTTAGTGGTCATTTTCACCATCGTTCTCAAGCAGATAATATTTGGTATTTGGGTAACCCATACGAACTCACCTGGCAAGATTATAATGATCCAAGGGGTTTTCACCTTTTTGATTTGTCTAGCCGCCAGTTGGAGTTTATTGAAAATCCTAACGTAATGTTTCATCGTACCGTATATGATGATAAAGAACAAAGCATTACAGAAATTACCAGTAAAGATTTAAGCAAATATACCGGAACATATGTTAAGGTAGTGGTAGTCAACAAAACGAATCCTTATCTGTTTGACAAGTTTATGAGTAATCTATACAATGTTAATCCTGTTGATATTACCATTGCTGAAGATATAATTGACTTGACAGAAGGCTTAGATGATGATATAGTTAATCAAGCAGAAGATACCATTTCAATCATTAACAAGTTTGTGGATGGCATTAAAGAAGAACATATTAATAATGATAAACTCAAATCAGTTTTAAAAGAACTATATGTTGAGGCATTGAACTTAGAACAGGCATGATTTGTCCATATCTTGATGAAAATAAGCTTTGCTCAATTTATGAGTTTAGGTTTAGTTGTTGTAAAAGTTTTCCAAATAAAGAATTAGGTATGTTTTGTAGTGAAACGACCAGATGTGTTTACGATGCAAACGGCAATATAGATTGTTTTAGTTGTAAAGATAAATGTTGTGAACATTTAGAAATACCAGATAATACGCCCATTTGGGATATTATAAATTTATTGAACATATCATGTTTAAAATGTAAAGAAACTTATTGTAAATGATTATTTTTCAAAAAGTTAGATGGAAAAACTTTCTATCTACCGGCACCTATTTTACCGAAATTGATTTACAAAGGTCACCAAACACACTAATCATTGGTAACAATGGTGCAGGTAAGTCCACTATTCTGGATGCATTGTGTTTTGGTTTGTTTGGTAAACCATTTCGTAAAATCAATAAACCACAATTACTTAATTCTATCAATCAACAAGATTGTATAGTTGAGATTGAATTTTCTATTGGCAAAAAACAATACAAAGTGATTCGTGGTATTAAACCAAACACATTTGAAGTATATTGTAATGGCATTATGGTGGACCAAGATGCCAAGGCAAAAGATTACCAAGAACACTTAGAAAAATTTATTCTCAAAATAAATTATAAATCGTTTACTCAAGTGGTTATTCTTGGCTCGGCCTCGTTTGTTCCATTTATGCAATTAACTCCAACGGACCGTAGAGCAATCATTGAGGATCTATTAGATATTCAAATCTTCTCCTCTATGAATGGTGTTGTCAAAGAGAAGATGGCCATTATAAAAGACACTTCATCCAAAAACAAATATGAAATGGATTTGACATCTGAGAAGATTAACTTTCAGAAACAAAGCATTGAAGAACACAAGAATCGTTCTGATGAGGAGATTGCCAAGAAACGCAAAGAGATTGCCGATTCTGTAGACCAAATCTTTACATTAGAAAAAAATGTGGAACTTATACAGAAACATATTGATGTATTACAGAGTAAGATTGCCGATCAAATGTCGGTTCAAAGAAAAAGTTCCAAACTATTACAGTTGGAATCTAAACTAGAATCACGCATTAAGAAGATTGATAAAGAGGTCACATTTTATGAAGAGCATGCTGATTGCCCAACCTGTAAACAAGGAATTGACCAAGAGTTTAGAACTGAACAAGTATCCACTCTCAATGAAACCAAAGAAGAAGTTACTACAGCCTTATCAGATATCAATGTTCAGATTGATGCAACGAGCAAACGAATCGAACAAATTCAGAATGGCCTTAAACACATCACGGAACATAACAACGAGGTCGTTAAACACAATTCAACAATATCAGCAATTAATAATTTCGTCACAAAATTACAAAGAGAAGTGGAAGAACTGACCAGTCACAAAGATAATCTTGAAGAAGAAAATGCCAAGTTGAAAGAACTCAAAGAAGAACTTGGTGTGTTGGTTAAGAAGCAAGAAGAACTTTCCACAGAGAAACAATACTATGAGTTTGCTGGAAACTTATTAAAAGATACTGGTATCAAAACAAAGATTATTCGTCAGTATTTACCTATTATGAATAAATTAATTAATAAGTATTTGACTGCCATGGATTTCTTTGTGAATTTTAATATCAATGAATCATTTGAAGAAACAATTAAATCTAGGCACCGTGATGAATTTGGTTATGCTAATTTTTCAGAAGGTGAAAAGATGCGCATTGATTTGGCATTATTATTTACATGGCGACAGATTGCCAAACTAAAGAATAGTACCAATACCAATTTATTGATTCTTGATGAGGTATTTGATTCTAGTTTAGATGGCGTTGGCACCGAGGAGTTTTTAAAACTAATACAAGAAATGGGTTCTGATACCAATATTTTTGTTATCTCTCATAAAGGTGACCAATTATTTGATAAATTCCGGAGTGTTATCCGGTTTGAAAAGAAAAACAATTTTAGTCAGGTGGCAAAATGAGTGATGTTTTTACATATAATACAGAAGAAGCATTAAACCAAAAACCAATACAACCTCAGGCACAGGTGTTGCCTTTAGTTGCCGAAGATAATCCAATATTAAAACAAGTTGTACCAGAATTTAATTTTGATAATCCACCCGTTAATCCAAATTCACTTGCATCTTCTTTAGTGGATACTTGTAAGTATTATAAAGGATATGGTTTATCTGCCAATCAATGTGGGCTATCATATCGTGTTTTTGTAATGGGTGCCAATGAGGAGTATGTGGCGTTCTTTAATCCTAAAATAATTTCAACTAGTGGTGAATGCCATATGATAGAAGGTTGTTTATCGTTTCCACTTTTAGGACTTAGAATTACCAGACCCCAAGAGATTGAGGTGGAGTACCAAGATTTTAACGGAGTAACCAGAACGGCAAAATACAATGGCATATCTGCTCGTTGCTTTCAACATGAGCTTGACCACATGAATGGAATAGTGTATACTGAAAAAGTAAAACCAATGGCACTACAATCTGGTATGAGTAAACGTAACAAAATGATAAAGAAATTGAGAATCCGTTAATGGCGACACCAATTGAATATGTAGAAAAACAATGGAACGAATGGTCTGAAAAGAACCCACCTTCCACATTTAAACACATTGATAAAGAACAATTAGTAAAAGTTCTTACCGAAGATTTAACCTATGCATCACAAATGGATGTTCGTGAATATACTTTATACCAAAAATGGTGTGAAGTAAAAGAAAGATATCCTGTTCAAGAAGTATCTACCTTGTTTGGCCAAGAAAGTCAAATGGTAAATCCTGAACAAGAAAAACTTATCAATCAAGTTAAAAATAATTTCTGGATGCCTACTGAACCGGATGATTATGAAAAATTAAAACCTGTTATGAAATTACATAATGGTGAATTGGCAGAAACATGGAATGCCATTCGTACCTTTTCTTCTACAATGAAGAACAACTCCAATATTGGTCGTAATCTATTCTATACAATTGAAGATGAAGTTACTAATAAATACTTGGGTGTCATCTGTATCTCATCAGACTTTTTGGATTTAACTCCTAGAGATAAAGCAATTGGATGGGATAGAGATGTTAAAACACAACAAGGAATGATTAATCATACCGCAATTGGTTCCACTATCGTTCCATTACAACCACTTGGCTTCAATTACATGGGTGGTAAATTACTTGCTTTACTTTGTTTGGCTGATACAGTTCAAAGAGATTGGAGAGAAAGATATGGAGATGTCCTTGTTGGAGTTACAACTACTAGT